CCTGACGCTCAGGGATGAACGCGAAGGACATCTTATCAAGATCGCCACGCTTCATCTTCGGCACGATGGATCGCACATCTGGGTCTTCGCCATCGAGCGATGCTTCCATGTAAAGGCCGCGCTCGTCCTCTGTCAGCTTCAGCGTGCCGGAGCGCGTGCGGGCCAGAGGCAGGCCATCATGATTGATCAGGAACACAACGTCATCCTGACGTGCGATGGCATTCTTGAATGCTCCGCGCTCAATCACTTCGGTGAACATGCCGCCGATGTTGGTTTCTTCGCCAAAGATCGCAGCATAGCCGGAAACGCGGATTTCGCCATCTTCGGCACGGATTTCAGCGTTTTCAAATCGCGCCCGAATTTCACGATCAGCCATATTGGCCTCCTTAATTTGGAGCAAATGTATCACGCTTTCACTTCTTTCGCTAGAACCCACGGCTGGCTCAAATTCTATCGGCTCAAAGTCATGCTCTGCAAGCCATGCCTTCGCCTCATCGACAGTGAATTCCTGAGCGTCAAAACGGATCGCTTGGATTTCCACGCCGCCATCATCAGGCAGCACGCCCCAGATGAAGTCAACGCCACGCCCGCCAGCGTCGTTGTCGCGGCTGAAACTGTCATATTTGTCAGGGTCTTGCAGGCGAGCGGCGTGTTCATTCTGGTAGGGCCGCTTCTCGACACGATCTTCTCCATCGGCAGCAAGAATGCGCTTGGCCCATGACCACCCCTCATCGCCGCCCCAAAGCGCCCATGCGATGCGACCATTGGATGGATATCCGTCTTCGCCCTGCCGGAAGCCTTCGGCCTCCTTGTCGATTTCGTGGCGATCAAAATACGCCTTCATGCGGCGCACCGTATCCATCGACAGATCGCGCTTGTTCACGATGTCGCGTGCGCGAGCAATGCCAACTTCTGTGCCGCCACGGCCAAACTCTCGCCGCCAGTCAAGCCCGCGCTGGGCCTCTTCTGCCATCGCGTTAGTTGGAATTGGCATCCGGCTGACCATTCGGCTGTGATCCCATCGGCACCGTCGCGCCTTGGATCATCAGGTTTCCACCTTCCGCACGCGGCGGCAGGTTTTCAATGTCGCGCACCTCATTCGGAGTGCGGATGCCGTTCTGGATCGCCGTGGCGTGTGCTTCCATGCGGGTTTTGAAGTCGCCACGCAGCAAGCCATCGACGTTGAACTCGGCATAAAGATCAGAGCCACGACCAAACAGTTTCAAGTTGATCTCGGCTTCCGCTTGCTCGACCCACCGTTTGACGGTGTGCTTCACGAAGTGCAAGTCTTGCTGTTCAGTGTTGCTGAACGTGCCATGCGTCAGGTCTTGCAGAAACACAGGCGGCAGAGAGTAAATGCGGGCGATCTGCTCAATGCTAAAACGCTGCAATTCGATCAACTGCATCTGTTCCGGGTTAAAGCCAATCGACTTCAGTTCATGCCCCAGCGGCAATGCCATCACCGAGCGGCCTTGCGTTCCCAGCTTCGCCATCGTCTTAGCCACATCGTCAGATGCGCGAACAGCACCAGCGGCAGATTGGAACGGGCCAGTGAGAACAGCAGGTGGGATGCCACCGCTTTGGAATGCCTTCGCACCATAGCGGCTAGCTGCAATCGCCATGCCGATGGCGTCCTTGTTCGTCATGATCGGCCCGCGCACATCGGTGCCGTTGGCTTTCAGCATAAACGGCAGGTCGATGATTTCCGTCGCATCATAAACGCGGCTGGACGTGCGATAACGCTTGCGACCCATGCCGTCACGGTCAACGCGCACCTTGGTCGGATCAAGCGGCCACAGGTTGATAATCTCGCCATCTGCCGTGCGCTCAATGTAGGTAATCCCGCGACCACCAGTGAACGTCTGCTCAAATGTGTATTTCAGCCACTCGAAGCTGGACATGTCATCGTTGGCGTTCTCGTTCAGGATCGGAGAAACGCCGCCGGAAACCTTCTCACGACCGCCATCGACCTTGCGATAGACTTGCAGCGGAAGGCCAGCGATGGTGCCTGCCAAGAAATTGACAGCCGACCAGACAGCCGGAACGCCAAGCGCGTTGTCCACAGTGACCGTGATGCCAGCCGACGAAACCGGATCGCCCCATCCCATCGTCTGCAAGAAGTCAGACGCCGACACAGGTGCGGACGGGTTTTCTAAGTTGCGATCTTCCTTTCGACGGAAGAAATCAAAGACAGCCATTGATATACCACGCGCATGGTTTTGCCGGATCATAGCGCATCAGGCACTCAAAGAAAAGCCTTCATCCTCCCACGGGCTTGCTGCTACTGGTGCCTCGCCGTGGGATGCCGCGCCAAGTGCCATCGCAAGTGCCACAAGCCCGTCGATCCTGCCCGTTGATTTGGCCTTGTCCAGCTTTCGGTTGCCTGCCGGATCGCGCACCGCGACAGCATTCGCCGCGCACATGTTCAGCAATGGGTTGCCGCCGTGCCGCAGTTTATGCTCTGCGACCAATATCTCCAAGCGATCAACGGCGGGTGCCATGTCTTTAAACCCCTGTCCGAATGGAGTCATTGGGATCGTCGCGCCGATGGCGTCCAGTTCGCGCTGGAAGTCGTTGATGCGCCATCGGTCATAGGCCAGCATTTGCAGGTCGTATTCTTCCGCAGCCTCGGCCACATGCCGCGCCACGATGGCAGGCACGATCACTGGCCCGTCAATCAGCCTCAGGAAGCCCTGATCCGCCCAGATGTCATACGGCACCTTGTCGATCTTCGCCCGCTCGCGGATGCCATCAGCAGGCAAAAAGAATTGCGGCACGATGTGCCATGCATCGCCAGCGTCGAAGGCCATCACAAATGCAGTCAAGTCGCGGCTGGCCGACAGGTCGAGACCAGCCCAGCACGGCATCCCGCGCATGACCTCCGGCTCGCCAGCATTCTCCTCCCACTCGCTGCGGCTCAGGAACGGACTATTCGCCTCAATGCGCTGGTTGAGATACAGCCACCGGAAGCTGTTTTCCTTGGCAGGTAGACGCGCCGCCTGCTTCGCAAAGTCTTCGATGTCAGTCAGTGAGCGGAATTCACCGAGCGCAGGGTTTGCGGACTTCCATGCCTTCCGGTCCATGATCTCGCAATCATCTGGTGCGGCATACAGGTGGCAGACGATGCGCGGGTCTTTCGCGTTCTTGGCGTCATCCAGCCAGATCGAAAACAAGTCGCCATCGGTCGCAGCCTGTGTGCTGATGGCAATCAACAGCGGATTGTCGTGAGCGCCCTGCGCTGTTTCGATTGCTTCGATGAAGGCATCGTGCTGACCTCTGACCTGCCCGACTTCATCCAAGATCGCCAGCACCGGAGACAAGCCGTGCGCTGTGCCAGCCTCCGCAGAAATGGCGCGATATTCCACATTCATCGGCAGGCCGATCAGCGACTTCTGCGACGGCACGACTTTGATGATGCGCGACAGTTCCGGCGAAAGTCGGACCATCTTCTCGGCCAGCTTGAACACAAGCGAAGCCTGATCGCGGGATCGTGCGCCGCTGATGATCTGGCTGTTCTGACGCGCCTCCGGCCCGACGATGTGAGCGAGCAGCACCGCCGCGATCAGCGCCGACTTCCCGTTCTTCCGGCCAACGCTCAGGTATGCGCGGCTGGTGCCTTTCGGGTTGTCGTAGATGTCCAAGATAAATTTGCGCTGAAACGGCATCAGCTTGAACTTGCTGCTGACCAGTTTTCCTTCTGGGATCGGGCAGTAGCGCTCAATGAACGCGCAGACTTTTTCGCCGCGTGTCATGGACTTACCTTTGGAGCGTGCGGGTCAGTGCTGCCCTGCCGCTGTGCCAACTGGTCGTCGGTCATCGCCTGCTTCGCACGCTTTGGGTATGGCTTCGCAAGCGGCATTATACGCGCCCGCATGTCTGCGTCTAGTGGCATCAGGTATCGGTGTTTGCCGGGAACCATTACAGCCGACGCGGATGGGTCCATATTTCTAGCACCAGCCAAGCTATTTGATCCGCCTCTTTCAATAACTGTTCTTGGGTGCGTAACTTTT